GGGTTGTTGCCACCAATGGATGGATGGCTTGCCAGCCCGATGGAATGCTGGCCGAGGCCGTCATTGAGGGCAAGCACACCGCAGAACGGTTCTCAATGGATGAGTGCGTTGGCAAGTACCAGCCTCAGCTTCATCACTCAATGATCTGCACGCAGAAGAAGCGCGCATATCTCTCGGTGATCCGCGGCAACACCTATGACTACCAGGAGGTCGAGTTTGATCCCGATTATGCCAGCAAGCTCCTGCTGGCCGAGCGGGAGTTCTGGGAGTGCGTGACCCTAGGCATGCCGCCTGGGCCTGGGGCGCCCATCCCGCCGCCGGAAGCCGTCAAAACCATCGATATGACGGGCAACAACCAATGGGCCGATGCCGCGGCTGAGTGGTTCGCATGCAGTGAGTTCAGCAAACGGTTCGACAAGGCGGCGAATACGCTGCGATCGCTCGTTACGCCTGACGTAAAGCAGGCGTCTGGTCACGGAATCATGCTCAAGCGCGACAAGCGCGGGGCGCTCAGGATCTCGGAGGTGAAAAATGTCTGATGAAATGAAGGCGCAAGCCGCTCTCTATGCCGCTCTGGCCAAGGCTCAGGGCGCCATGTCCAACCCAATCAAAAACCGGGAGGTTTCGGTCAAGAGCGACCGGGGCGCCTACAAGTTTGCCTACGCCACTCTGGACGCGATCCTCGATGGCATCCGCGCCCCGCTTGCCAGCAATGGCCTGAGTTTCACGCAGACCCTTGAGCGGACGCCCGAGGGCATGGTGATGTGCATGCGCCTGTTCCACTCCGGGGGCGGCGTTCTGCATACGTGCATGCCCATTGACGCCAAGGCCCAGAAGATGCAGGAACTTGGCAGTCTCATCACCTTCGCCCGGCGCTACCAGATCGCGGCATTCTTCGGCCTGGCTGCCGAGGAAGACGACGACGCGAACGCCGCAGACGGAAACAAGGTGGAGTCGGTCAGGGACAAGCCTGCGAAGAGCGATGACACCAGGGCCAAGTTCAAGACCATCCGCGATGCTATCATGTCTGCCGCGCAGGCGACCGACATCGCTGAGATCCTGATCGCGAACAAGGACACGCTGATGGAGATCAAGAAGGTCTCTGAGGCTGGCTATCAGGCGATCATGAAGGCCAAGGACGATCGTCTGGCCGAACTCGAAACCGCTGAATGAAGGAGGAGTAAATGAGCGATCGTCTCGATGCCCTGCACGGGCAGACCGGCAAGAACGGGAAGACCTACTGGCAGAAGATCGGCGCCGCCTGGAAGTCGAAGAAAGGGGATGGCTACACCCTCTACCTCGACTACCTGCCGTTGAACTCCAAGGACGGCAAGATCGTTATCACCCTGTCCGAGCCGCGCCAGAAGTCTGACGGGCAGAAGTCCACCAGCCAGAGCGACATGAACGACGAAGTCCCGTTCTGATGATCACGGAGGACGAGATCGAGCGGCACTTGGATGCCCTTGAACGGCTGGGAGAGAAGTCCGCGATCGCCCGAGCCGATGCCGACCATGCGGACCAAATGCTCAAAACGGTGTACGCGCATGAATACCTAAAATCGGATCTCCCACGTACCGCAGATCGGGAGGCCGCTGCTTATGCCAGCGAGGCATACAAGGCGGCACTGACAGAACGGCGGGAAACCTTCATCGCCGCGGAAAAGATGCGGCACGAACGAGCCTGGCGGGAGCGAATCATCGACGCCTGGCAAACCATGTCAGCAAACAAGCGAGGAAAGATATGAGCGACGAAACCATCGAGGCCCCGAAGCGCAAGCGCGGTCGGCCCCGCAAGAACGCCACGCCCGTGGCCAGCGTCCAGCCCTGGAACGGGTTCGCGGCAAAGCACCCTGCGGCATATGCTGCTGCGACCTTGCGACTGATCGCCAAGGTCAGCACGGAAACCGAGGTCCGGAACCTTGCGAACAACGCGGCAGCCGAGTTCGAGGCAACTGCGGCTTAAGCAGTTATGGGCGAGGGATGTGGACTTGGCGTTGTCCCTCCTTCGCCCATTCAACTCGTTCCTGGTCGAGATGCCGACCGACTTTCAATACCGCCGCATGATCAAGATCATCCGCGCGAGGCAGAACAGGACCGAAGACCGCTACTGCCACGCATGGTGCGAAGAAGGGGTTAGGGTATGGCGAATCAAGTAGACCATAGCAGGTACTTCACCCGGCAAGAGCTGGCCTGCAAGCACACCGATAACTGCCTGATGGATGCAGGCTTCATGCGGCGGCTCGATGCTCTGCGCGAGGAATACGCAGCCCCGATGATCCTGTCTTCGGCCTATCGCGATCCCAAGCACCCCAAGGAGGCCGAAAAGGCAGTCCCTGGCATGCACGCGCGGGGCCGGGCGGTCGATGTGCTTTGCTCTGGTGGAGCCGCACACAAGCTTCTGAAACTGGCCCTGCTGCACGGGTTCACCGGGATCGGGATCAGCCAGTCAGGTTCGCCAGACAAGCGTTTCCTGCACCTCGATGACCGGGAATGGGCGACGCTCTGGACCTACCCTACTTCTTGAGGGCCGAGGCAATGACCGGGGCGACCTTTTCGACGCTCCTGCCGATCACGTAGCCGCCGAGGCCAATCTCGATCAACCCGAGCAACCGAAGTTCCAGAGCTTCCGAGACGCCTGGCGCCGTGTACCCGGTCCACTTGCCGACGATGAGAGCGACGAAAACCATCATCGTCAGAGGGCGCCAGTTCCTCTGAAGCCAGGACTCGCCTTCAGCCTCCGCACGGATGACCTGGGCCGCGGCAGCCTCGATCTGCGCTTGATTGGCGATCAGGGCCTCATTGAGCCTCGCCTGGATCTCCATCCTCTTCAGCTCGTCCTCCGCATTCGGGAAGACGGACTTTGCGACCTGGCTGAGTATAGGCCCCAGGACCGGCAACAGGGCTGCAAGCATCAGTGCATGACCTTCCCGAAGACCCAGGCGAATGCGCTGCCGACGACAGTCAGCAGACCGCCGATCTTGAGGGCCAGCCACCACGCGCCCTTGCCCATGTTTGCGGCATCGAGCAGAAGCTGGACCTTGGCCTCAAGGCGATCAAATCGCTCATCTGTTCGCTTGTCCCTAGCCACCCTGGCAAGGATGAACTCGTCCAGCCTGCCTTCGAGACGACCGAGATCCCGGTTCAATTCATCTGGCATGTCAGGCTCCGTTGTTGCTTCTTGCAATCTCAAGCCAATTCCCGCCGACACGGATGAAGGTGATTGTGTCCTCATCGTTGTCGAGCGTGAAATCACCAGCCATTCGTAGGTTTCCAATCCCATCCTGAAACAGCACGGTCTGCGTGCTGGTATTGGTCTTGAAGGTGATGACTTGGCCTTCGTATCCGTTGGTGATCGAAGATATGTTTGCGCTTGCGGTCGTGATGACCGAGAATGCAAATCCGATTCTTCCGGCGTTCATTGCCCCAAGCACTGGATCCTGCTGAATGGTGGCATTGCTTGCGGAACCTGTATTTTGCGAGAAAATAGAAACACCGGCTTTAACAGATGACGATATCTCTGCGGCCGTTGAAGCCCTTGACGAGAAGTCATTCCCAGTAATTACCAGGCGGTCCACCTCTCCTGTTGCAACAACACATGACGATTCAGCTCTGACCGTGTTGCCTGTCACTACCATGTATTTACCCATAAGTGCCGCGGCAGAACTCTGCGTGATCCTTATGCCGACCTGAGGAGCATCAATTACGTTCGAGGCCAATATTGCCGAGCCAGGAGCAAACCTTACCTCCCACCCAGACATCACGTTTGAAGATATGACAGTTTCCGCAATGTTGGCAGCATCGATCGGAAAGCAGAACGTGCTGTTTCCTACCATGATATTGTTTGAGATGGTGGCGTAAGAGACCCCCTCCATCTTCAACTGCGAACCGGCGCCGCTGACAGAAACTCGATTGCCGTTAATGACAAAATTTGAGCAACTAATTAGCCTGATTGCCCCGGTTCCCAAGCCAAGCCCGCTGTTACTAACTACGCAATTCGATAAAGTTCCGTTCACACATCTTGTGAAGTTAATCATCCAAGTTGAGAGTGACTCAATAGTCACACCATCAACTCCAGAGAACCTGACCGGAGTATTTTGCCCAGCGCTTTGAATTTTTCCCCCAGTGATTGAGATGTTCCTTAGCGGGGTAGTGCGAGAAATCGATGGAGACGTACCGTATTGAAACGCAAGCGGGTTCGCCAGAAACACGGCCGATGTTGTAACCGAAACGACGGAAACTGTATCTCCGTTGTAAATCGAATAAGTAAAACTCAATATATCTCCTGAGTTCACACCAGAAGTATTGACATCGCTGATCGTCGATGCAGCGGCGCTTACGGTTCCTAAGGTTATCCAGGTTTCCGACTTTGCTGACGCCTTCATGCAAGTAAAAGCAGAAGCGGCAATGATAGTCGCTGCATCGTCCATCACGATGCTTCTGTTCGACGGGATGGTCACCAAAGTCGAGAATCGATACAGACCTGATGGAACGTAGACGCTGCTAGACGCATTGATCGCCAATTGAAACGCTGGGGCGTCGTTTCCCGTCCCATCGCCAATTGCCCCGAAGTCCTTGACGCTAACAGTGTCCAGCAGCTTCGCGTTGGTCGATCGCTCTACGGCTCCGCTGATACCGGCCGTGTAGTTTGCGTCCATCCATGAATCGATGAGATTGGCGAAATCGCCCTGCATCGGCTTAAAGTTCGCGACCCAGATTGCCTTTAGCGTGGCTTTGCTGAGAGCGGTCATTATGCAATCTCCGTCACGGTGATGGACGAGGCCGCAACGCCTCCATACAAGCGCGCACCGCTGACACCGTTTAACGCCACGGTGGACGCCACATTGCCGCCAGAGCGCATCTTGAACGAGGTAGCTGCCGTGCTGCCAGAAGCGACGATTGCCCGCATGCTGGCCACGAATCCTTCGTTGGTCTGGTAATACTGCCCCACCGCAGCTATCGCGCTCGAGGTCGAGTCTCGAAACAGCGCGGAGGTGATGTACGCATTGGCGTTCGTGGACATGCAGGCGTTGACCTCGACCAGCAGGTTGCTGCTAGCCGATTTCGGCGTGATCGTAACCGTCAGGAATTCCGTGCCTTCGGTGTTCTGCGGGATCGTGTCGTCCGAGGGCGTCGTTGTCGTTCCGGTGACATAATCCGACCGGGAGTACGACACTTGCTGGATGATGGCAGACCACTGGAACGAGACATCCGCAGCCGTCCCATTGGAGATCAGCGTCTGACCGGTCGTCCCCACGCGGGCGAGCTTGGCCAGCGTGATCGAGTTGTCCACGATCGCCGCCGCCGAAACCGATGCAGCCTCGATGTTGGCAGCGGAGACCGTGGATTGCGTGGCCAGCGTCCCCAAGCCAAGGACGGATCTGGCAGACGCCGCGGTTGCCGTGGCCGCCAGATCCTGCCCCGTGGCCCCTACAGCCAGGAACGAGACCGTGGATGTGCTGGTGATGTTGACGAGGCCAGTCGAACCCGCAGAGACGGCCTGGCCGATCGCCTGTAGGCTGACGTAGTAGTCCGTCCAGGAGTCGATCAGATCGCTGAAATTGGACGAGGTGGGCTGGAAGTAGTTGACCCAGATCGACTTCAGCGATGCCTTGCTCAGCGCGGGCATGGGAGCCTCAGTAGTTGCGGTTGCGGCGCGCCGGGTTGGTCTTCTGCGCCGGGGCCGGGGCCGACTTCGTGCCGCCGGTCGGGTACTGGCAGTTCACCTTGCAGGAATAATGTTTCACTTCCGCCTCCCCTTCTTGGCCATTCCGGCTTCCGAGAGCGCGATCGCAATGGCCTGGCCGCGCTTCTTTACCACGGGGCCGCCCTTGCCGCTATGGAGGGTCCCCGACTTGTATTCCCGCATGACCTTCGCGACCTTTGCGGGGCCTTTCATCTGCTTCTTCATCGCATTGCTCCGATCATTCTCGATGCGTTTTCCGACCAAACCGCGGGCAGGTCGTGCGCCCATGTCTTGCCGCTTGGATCACCGATATCAGGCTCATTCAGAACTGCGCCAATGGCGGCGGCACGACTCCTGGCGCCAGGAGTGTCCCTGGATCTGGTCATAATCCGCTGGAAGTATTCAGGGTCTAAGATGGCCCTGGAGATCCGATCGCGCATCTCTCCACGAGCAGTCTGTAGGGCATATGTCAGCGCACGGGATTCCGGGCTAAGAACGCCGACAACCACACGACCAGCTCGTCGGGCAAGCTCAAGACCAGCACCTCCGCCAACAGGCTCTGCACCCGTGGAAAGGCGCGCAACGTCAGGGAACATCGTCGCCGTGGCCTCGCCAACCAAACGCAGACGGGCGCCGAAATCAGGACCAAGCGATTTCGCCAACCATTGAGCCTGCTTAGGGTCCTCAAGCATCTTGCGGAGTTTATCTGTGTCAACAATCCTGGCCGCGCCCTGTTCACCGGTTTTCGTGATGTCGTCGTAAACCCGCTTCCTCATCATCCCGCGGATCGCGTCTGCAACCCCGGCATTGCGGGGATCGAGCGCAAGACGGCGAAAGACTGCGTCAGCCTGCTCAATGCTCTTCTTCTCATAAAAACCATCGAACCAACTGCTGAGTGTCCCGTCAGCAGGGATGCCAACTGCGCGCCGAATCTCCTGCAGCTGAGCCGCCGATCGAAGCTGGTTGCGCTCTGCCGGGGTGAAGAAGACAGTGATTGCCGAATCCGGAGCGTCAATCGCCCTTTCCAGAACACCCTGGCGGATCTTCCGCCCCATGCCGTAAGCCTTGGCAAGCTCAGACATCTGGAGCATGAGCATGCCGCGGACTTCTTCGCGCTCCCGGCCCTGCAAGTACGGCGCTACGGCACGCGCGGTGTCGGCATCGATGGATAGGTCGTCCAGGAACTCTTCCGCCGTCTCAGAGCGAGCGCGCTTTGGGCTGACGGTAAAGGCATCGGCAATTTTTGCTCTGCGGAACGTCGTTTTGAGGCGCGCCCAATCAGCATCGGCCCGCTCAAGATCGGCAACGGCCTGTTGCCCGCGACCTGTCTTCGCAAGAAGCGCATTGCGATCAGCGACAAGCCCTTCTTCGAGCCTGGCAAGCTGGTCAATCTCTCCGCTCCAATCTCCGCGATATGCCTTACGGATGGCAGTACGGAGATCCGAAATAGCTTTGCTATACTGGTCAAACGTGATTTCTTTCAGTTCTGTCTTGGCCGGGATGGATTCATAATCCAACCCAAGTCCTCCAGGCGTTTCCCTATAGAGGGAGCGCACTGCCTCTCCAACCAACTTGCGGTTGTCTTCGGTCAACGACGGAAGAATGCGAGTGCGGAAATCTGCGCTTAATTCATCAAGTACGTCGGCAGTCGAAGATGCCGGTTGCGTCGTCGCGGCGGCTTCTCCTGAGATCTGCTGGTAAACCTTCTTTACGGCATCCTGTTCAGATCTCTCTGCTGTCCTGATTGTCTGGGTAATCCGTTCTCCGAGGTCAGCGGCAGGTCGTGTCGGGGCGACGGCGCGCATCATCGCCTGCGTTTCTTCGATCCCAGGCGCCGCACGTTCAACGGCCTGGCCGATCGCTTGCATATCTGGTGCTGCTCCGCCAGCAGCCTCAGGGATCTCACGCTGGATGGTCCCGCCAGCGGCTTGTTCGCGAGCGACCGCCCGCTCCTGGAACTCTCTCTGCTTCGGCAAAGCAGCGGTGGAAGCAATCTTTTCTTCAGCGGACTTGAAGAAAGAGGCGAGCGATCGAGCAGTTGCGCTGTTGATGTTGTTCTGCTGGGCAAATGCCGGATCTGACATGACGGCAAAAACGTCACCGACCGTCAGCGTACCCTGTCCCAGAGATCCAGCGCGCGACCTGGCTTCCTGAACCGCAGCTTCAAATTGGCTTGGGTTTATGTCTCCGAGATTAGGCATACCCCTGACAGCCGCCGTCTTGAGTAACCTGTGGAGGGCGACACCCGCACCTTCACCAAGAGCTTGCGGCCATGACTCATTGAACGCGGCAACCTGTAATTCGGCGTCGGAAATGTCTGGAGGGATGATGCCCCTGGCCCGCCCCTGGCGAAGCCTGAGCATCTCAGCGGCAAATCGAGTTGCCCCGCCACCCGCGGCAGCCATGAGTGCCGGGAACCTCAGAACAGGGATATTGGTCCGCAACGCCGCGCCGCCCATGCCCCCCAATGCGCCAGCAACTTCAGGCACGGCAGTCGGCAGGATTGATTGAATGTCCCGGCCCCTGGCTGCGAAATCCAAAGGCTTCATAAAGCCTTCAGGGTCGCGCACCGTCTGCCAATTGGCCTCGCCCTTCTTGCGATAGATGATCTCGCCCTTATACGGACCCTCTGTCTGAAGCTGCTCAACCTCGAAGTCAGGGCCAAGCGCTGCCTTGTATCCCTGAAGGCGATTGAGTCCGTAAGCAGATTGATACCTGGCTTCTCCAGGAGCCTCGCCAACAGTGAGACCCTTTTCAAGCAATTGCGCTTGCCCAAGGGCAGTCTTACGCTCGCGTTCAGCCGCCAGCATGGCAGCCTCTTCACTCGGTCGCACATCGGCCCTCATCGGAGGCAGAATGGCCGCCTCACGACGAAGGGAAGCTGCCTTCTCAATATCTGCTTGCGGAGGTCCCTGCGGAGGTTGAGGCTCCTGGCTCACAAACTGAGCGAAGGGGTTTGCTTGCGAGTCCTGTACAAATTGAGCGAAGGGGTTCTGTTCAACCATTGTCATCCCCCGAGAGCGCGTTGCGCGGAACCAGGACCGAAGATCTGCTCAAACTGTTCCCTTGTCCCTCTCCCACTTCTCAGGAACTCAATGGCTTGCGGAGTCGGCTGCGGGAACTGACCTTGTGCTGGAGCCTGCTGGGATGCTGGTTGCGCGGGTGCTGCTGGTTTGCGGATGGGGACGGGTTCAGGATATCGCTGGTTGATCGGAGTAATGCGCCGCCGCTTTGCATCAAGAGTATTTGAAATATACTCCTCAACTTGGTCCAGAGCAGCATTCACAGCCCTGGGATCGGTCAGCAGGTTTGCCCCTGCCTGTCCAACAATTTGAAGGGCCTGCTGGACGTCCTGGTTCGACAATCTGCCGCCAGGATCAAGAGACTTCGCAATCGTCGGACCAAGGATGAGCATGTTTGACTTGAAAGCCTGCGCCTGAGGGGAGTTGTCACGCTCCAGCCACGAGAACGCACTTTTTGTCCGATCACTGATCTGCGGATCCGCGAAGAACCTACGGTTAAATTCAGCCGCAAGTTGCTCCGTAGGGCGATCGAGGTTGATGCCGGTCAGAGCAGCAAACTGCGCCAGACCGCCGCTCAAGGCCTGAGAAAGAGATCCGGTGACACCCATGATCGACGCACCACGTTGCGCGACCTGACCGCGGATCCGATCCATCAAAGAGAAAGCGACATCTGCCCCAGCAAGCTGGTTTTCAAAGTTGGTGACCTCTTTCTCTCCAGCCCCAGGCTTCGTGCCTGTGAGTGCGCGGTCCTCTGCTGCCTTGGCCTCATCTGTCCGTCCAGAACGGACAAGAACATTGTAATTGACCATCCACGGCATCAGCCTGCCGCCGCTTACGTTGGTGTAAATACCGGTGTTAGGGTCCTTCACAATATCTTCAGTCGCACCAGCCGTAGACTTGGGCGCGGCAGGTTGCTTTATGGGCAATCCCGCTTGTCTTGCGTAGCTGACGGCTTCCTGCATCACTTGCGCCGAGTTCTTGTTGGGCGCATCAAACTCGTTGATGGCTTCGAGCAAGGTTTCGCGCGCCGCGATGGGGTCTGCAAAGTTCTGAGCGGCCCGATCGATGCTCGTAAGCATGTCCCTGAATCGGCGATCGCCACGAGAAGCCTGCGCCTCAACCAACCTCAGCATGTCCCTGGGCGTCAGTTCCTGGCCAGCAGTCCTCCGCTCAAGACCAGAGAGGGCATTTGCGATATTGTATGCGCGCGTCAGATCCTGGCTCTGTGCCTGGCGCAATGCCGTCGCAAAATCCACTTGACCCGGCTTCTGGATCGTCTGAAGAGCCGCCGAGATGATGTCACCAAACCCAGGGCGGGTCTGCGCCATCAACTGTTGCTCAAGGATGCGCGAAATGTTCGTCGCCCGCTGCCGAGCTTCGGACGACATGGTCGGCCGGGGGGCACCCTGCGCGCCGATGTTCGCAGCATCAGAGACCGCAGACTCAATTGCGGATACATCCGCGGGCGTAATGCCTGGCTGATTGACGGGCGGAGCTGGCGGCGGCGGAGGGGGAGGTTCCGGCATGGCAGTCGGCCCAGTCACCGGAGGTCCAGGGGGTGCGCCAGTCATCGGCAATCCAGACGGAGCCTGATACGGGTCAACCGGAGGTCCGTAAGGCGCCCCGACCTGCATGTTGACTGCCATTGTCAGCCCCCAAACCGCTCAAAGCGATTGCGCTGGAAGATGTCTCCGAACAGATCCTGTGGACGAGGTTCGTTCACGCTTCCCTGCACTGGACCCTGCGTCGCTTGGCCCATCAGGGGCAGTCTGCCAAGGATCTCACCAGCCCCGTACAAGCCGCCAGCAAGACCGGACAATTGGGCCGCTCGCTGCTGCTGCCGCGCCCTGTTGGCAACATCATACCCCTGCATAGCGGTTCCGTAGGCCCCGGCAGCCCCAGACAACTGCGCCCGAGCAGCGGCATCAGCCTTCGCCTGCTCGTTCTGGCCCATCTCCGTGATCATCCTGGCTGCGGCCTCATCTCGGCGCGGGTTGCGCGCATAGAACGAGGTCCCGCCGCCAGCCTGAAAGCGGCGAGCCTGTCGCGCCTGTTGTCCGAGGTAGTCTCGCATGGCCTGCAACTGGGCCGTCCTGGACTGCTCCATTGCCTGCTGACGAGCCTGTTGGAACATGGGGCTCTGCGGGTTGGCAAGGGCCTCAGCGATCGCTGCCTGCCTCTGAGCCGCCTGGCGTATGGCCTTCGACTCGCCGCCGCCGCCAAGTCCAAACATGGACCCGACGCTGGCCGCCGCGCCAGCCAAACCAAGTGCATCGCGAAGGAACTCGAATGCCATCACCGTCTCCCAAGGATCTCTGCGTACACCGTGAACCCGGCGAGGACATCAGGTCCCGCCGTATCCTCCGTCGTGAACGACAACCGAAATGACTTCCCCCGCCAGCGGAGCGGAGTCTTCTGTCCCATCGTCTGGGCTGTACCGACCGGGACGGCTCCAATCGTAAAGATGCCGATCGGCCGCCCACCGATATCTTCGCGCGCCGTCACCGACACCGTATCGAGCGCGAGCATGTCGAAATCGCCCGTAGCCTCGATCCGATACACGACGTTACCGGCTACCTGGTAGTTGGGGATGATGAAGTTCCCCATCTTGATGCGCGTGGTCTTGCGTGGCTCCTCAAGGGTCAGCCAGCCCGTGACATATTCTGTCGTATAAGTTGACCCGGCATCGGTGTAGGTGCCTTGGTCAAACGTATAGACCCGCCCCCCAGAGCCGCCGAGGATGAGGTCGGAGTTGTTCCTGACCGCCATCACACGCTGCGCGCCAATCTGACCGTCGAAATCAGCCCAACTGGCCCCGGCAAGAAGCCGCCCGTCATCAGCCAGGAAGTTCGCGTAATTGTAGACGTAGAGTTTGCTGGCAATCTTCAGGACGATCCAGCTACGCCGAGGATAGTTGACCGCCTGAATGTCTGGCTCATTTGGATTTTGCCGCACGACATCACGAATAATGCCGCGCAGTGTGTTCTTGATCTGCTCAGACAGGTTCGACCGCTGAAGATTATTGGTGTTTATCAGAAGGCTAATGCTCAACAGCCCGTCATATCCTACGAACGACACATCGTTGCCGGTATTTACGAATCCATCAGGGCTGACAAGACCCTGCGGGAACAGACCAGCAGGCGTCAGATCCGTGGGGTTTGTGCCGCGGTAGGCATAGACCGCGCGCTCCGAGCCGACGATGAGGTAATTCTGGAACGTCTCCAGAGCCTTCACGGTGTCGGCGCCGTCCTGCTGTGTGCCGATATTCAGCGTCCGTGCTTCCAGCGTCTCGGAATCGACCGTGAAGTCCTGAATGTCATCCACGCCAGACGCCACGATCTCGCGCTTGTTTCGGGCATCGACCATCCAGGCGCGCCCGAAGTGGACATGGATGAACGACGCGATCGGCATCGCAGACTTGTGCAGGGTGATCGTATCCCCCGCGACCATAGTCGGGATGCCAGGAGACAGGAACAGGCCGGAAGACGCTACCGAAGAGATGAACGTGGCGGCATTACGTGTCGTATTGTGGACGATATCCCCAGCCCTGGTCTCCGTCGTCAACCAGTTCGAGACGCGATCTGCGGACACGGAAACGAATGTTCCCGATCCCGCAACCCCGGTCACGGTCGCCACGTTGTCAGGGACCCCATCGACATCGACCACGTTAAGCTCGATCGTGTCGTAGATCTTGTAGGCGTCTCCAACCGTAGGCTCCCCGCCGACACCACCGGTCGCCGTGCTTCCAAACCCGAGCGCTGCCGCGGACATCGGCGTGTGGCTGACCCTGGCCGAAGTAACAGCGGTTACAATGCCGTAGGAACCGCGTTTAGCGTTGAAGACGATGTCACCAGCCGTGACAAAGGTCGATGCCGTCCAGTCCACAATGTCTGGATCTGTCAGGGCCGCGGCTGAGGTAGAGGCGCCGCAGAAACCCTGCTCCATGATCGGTTCAAGCTGCTCAAAGTCACCCGACACGCTACTGATGGCAACCTGGCGGTCGTAACCGTTCCAGAACACCAACTTGTTGCCGAACTGAATCGACCGCACTCGCGCGGCTGTCGTAAACGCATGAACCTGCGTCCACCCATTGTCGATCCGCCGGAAGATGATGCCTTCAGCCGAAGCGAACAGCGTTTCGTTGCCGTCGTTGTCCACGTATTCGTGCAGACCCGTGACCGTCCCCTTGGTCGGCAAGTCGCCGCTGACAGCAACATACCCAGGCCGCTTTTCCGCCCCGCCCGCGGCATTGATGAAGCGGTTGCGGAAGCGGATAGCGTAATCAACCGGGACTTCAGTCTCCGTGAAGTTGGTCGCAAGCCCGCGTTTGGCGATATCGTAGAACCGCTCGCCCATCAGGTCCTCGTTGAGATCCCCGGCTGGAAGCGCGTGAACTCTCCTGTCTTTGCGGTCTGTCGCCCAAGGCTGTTGTTCCGCAAGACGAAGAACTTGCCCTGCGCCGCCTTGTATTGATCCGTCTGCACCCCGCCCGACTCATCGAGGATCGCGGCGGCATGCAGACCAGCAACCATCACCCGCCCAGGGAACGGGACAACCACATTATCGTCATTCCCAGCCTCGTAGCGCGGGGGTAGGACCTGGAATCGTACATGGGCCGCATTGCCGTCATACGTCGTCCCAGGGCGCGGAAACAGGCCAAGGCGTGGGTTGCCGTCAGCATCTGTGCCGTCCACCGTATAGCGCGAGGGGGTTCCGATCGACTGCGTGCGCGTCAGCAGCCGGAACTCGTTCTTGTCTGCAATCGGCTCAAGGCTGGCGATCCGGCCGGATACATAGACTTCCTGGATCGAATGGATGAACCGCTTGGCGGTAACCAGGGCCGTGGTCGAAATCGTGTAGACAGACTGCCCGCAGACCATCGTAACCGCAGCCGAAGCCTGGAGTTCATTCCAGGTGCCGTAGTCACACAGGTCCTCGATCGTGTCGTTGATGAGGTTGACGCAGTTCCGGGTGAACAGGTTGGCTGTCGTGGCCGTCACCCGCCGCACATTCATCCGGTCGCAAACCTCATTGACGATTTCCAGAACCGTCAGATACGGCGACGCCATGCGTCATCCTCACGTATTCGTTGCCTTCAGGACGGCGAAACGGATCTGAACAGCCTCAGACAGCGTGCCAGCAGCCTGAAGATTGAACAGAGAAAGACGGGCAGAGTTAGCCCGCAGGTTCGAAACCTGGACGACATACGCCCCGGCCGTCGCGGACGAGGAGATGTTCGTGATCACAGCGTCAGTCGCAGCAATCCTGGTGTTCTTCAGGGCAAACGTTATGGAAGCCTGTGCCGTCAGGGCGGCATTGGACATTGTGATCGTTCCGCACATCGCGTTCAGCGTAACGGCGGAGGTCTTTTCGCCCGTCTGCGTGACAGTGCCGCCAGCGGTGAACTCGATCTGCGTGAACTTGGCCGTTGTGGCGACCAGGTTTGTGATGTTGGCACTAGACGAGTTCAGGGTCGTGAATGTCCCCTGGGCAGCGCCAACGGTTGCCGCGGACAAGGCTGCCGCAGAAAACCCGCCTGCGAAACTGATCGGGCTATTGATGGTCTGCGATGCCGTCTCGGCAAGATTGAGGGCGCTATCGATCAGATTGGCAAAATCGCTTCCAGTCGGACTTTGGCCAGTCGCGAATGCTTGCTTGAGTGTAGCGCGATCCTGCTCAGACATCAGTTCACCGGGGGCAGGGGTTGGTTGTCAGGGAAGACGATAAACGAGCATCCGATCTCCATGCGAGAGACGCTGCTCCCGACATAGAGGTTGTACCCAGGGAACGGTTTCAGAGGCGTCCGATAGCTTGGGTACACGATGAAGGACTCCTCGATGACCATAGTTCCAACCCCAAGCGCCCAGATCCCATCATTTTGATAGGCAGGGCGAGTCTTGCAGGCTGGCGGGCTTGCCTCATCAGGGCGGACAAATGGAAGGGATTTTGGGTCGTTCTCGGATGTGATGAACCACTGGGGGTCGATTGGCTCGTCCTGATCCTTGCGGACATACATCCCGTCCCAGCGACGGACAACCTGATCCGAATAGAGGACTTGGCCGGATTCGTCATCGACAACCAGCCACTTCCCTTTCCGGTATCGGTTGCGGTCATGCATCAGGCGACCCGCTCAGGACCGCTCTGAAGGGCCATGATCTCAAATGTAGCGGCACCACTCGAACGAACAGTAAACCGCCAGCATGATGCAGGGCCAGTGAATGTGGCTGCCGTGCCAGTTGAAAACGCCACACGTTCAGTCCAGTGCGCCGACGTAACTCCGGTCTGCAAAACTCGGTCAATGGTTGACGAAGCCGAGCATCCAGCCAGGAAACTGCCAGTGCCGGAAACGACACGGAAGTTGAAGCCATATTCCTGGGTTGAAACCCAAGTATCCGTTGGCCAGTAGATTACCGTACTGGCGGCGTCGGTCAGGCTAAATGACCAGTTTTTCGGCCTTGCCATGTCAGACTCCGTAAATCGAAGGGTCGAGGCGGGTGTAGACGATCTCGATCGCCGCGTTTGCACTCAGCGCCGCGATGCTGCCAGATGCTGCCGCGACGTTGATGTAAACCGGTTGGGCCGTAGCGCCAGACACCGCGCGATTTACGCCCGTGTAGCCAAAAGCCACCGGAGCTGTTGACGAGATCACCGAATACACCCCGGCCGCCGAAACCGAAACCGATCCCAGCAGATCCGAGGTGAAGGTCGTCGGGGAGGTCGTGGCCCGGACCGTCGCCTCACCAGCCGCGGCCGTGGCGGCGATGTAATTGATCTCGGTCAAGACTGCCCCAATCGGGATGTAGCCAACCAATTGGCCAGACACGACTCCGTTGGTGCTGGTGATGTTCGTCGTCAGCCGAGACAGGCGTCCCCAGCCAATATCCTCGCGGCCGCTGAACTGTCCGGTCAGGCGTCCTGTTCCGATTGGCCCCTGGAAGTCGGTTTCCTTCTGACCCACGCCAGGGAAGCCGTCTCGCTGGCCAAACCTGGTGAATGCGATTTCAGCCACCGCGGCAAAGCTCGTCAGGGGGCCGTTACCGGATACAAGCGTCATCTGCACCGGTTGGCTCGATCCCGTGTTCAGGGCGCGAAAGATCGTGCGGGCCGCGGTAGCCAGGGCGATCTTGTAAACGCCAGCCGCAGACACCCCGATTGACCCAAGGTTATCGCCATCCGTCCCAGCGGAAAACCGGACAGTCGCGTCACCGACAACGCCGCTTTTCACGTAGAAGTTTATCTCGTTCAGAAGCGCGCCATACGGGATCACCCCGACCACCTGAGCGGTGACCGGCGCAGACTGAGCCGTGGACTGCTGCACGGTCTGAAGGTTGGCGTAGGTGTTCCTCGTCGGGATGCCGGTATCCTGGGCGCCGGAAACGATCGGCCCCTGGTACGTCGTGTCCGCCGCTTTCCATGCCGCCGAAATGTCTGGGCGCTGATCGAGAGCGATGCGCGTGTAGACAACCTCAATCCACGCCGCTGAGGAAAGGGCGCTGGTCGTGCCAGAAATGGCCGCGGAACTGAAGTAAATCGGGGTGGGGTCAGCCGAAACCTTGGCGTGACCATAGGGAAGCGTGGTCTGAGCCGTCGCCGCGTTCACGTAGGCCCGGTAAATGGCGTTGCCAGACACCGTCACGGAGCCGAGATTGTCGGATCCAGCGGCCGTCGTGCCAAAGCGGAACACTGCCTCCCCGGTAAATGCCCCGGCCTTCCAGACGTTGATTTCGGACAAAATACCATCCGGCGGCAGGACGGCAACCGCCCGGCCAGTCACGGGAAGCGTCGTGACGGGGGTCCAGGTGGTGAATCGACCGTAGGCTTTCGTGGTCGTTCGAGGCGCACCGGTATCCAACCCAGACGCCAAAGGCCCGAGGAACTGCGTTTTGTGGCTCATGTGCGGAAATCCCTTGCTAGGACGGAGGGATCATATCCGTTTCTTCGCGGCCCGTAAGGGACCCATAGAAAAAGGGGCGACCCGAAAGCCGCCCCTCTCCAAAAGTCAGACCGGCGCGGGGTCAGGCCCCGGCCGAACCGTAGGCATACCGCCAGTCGGTGACGCCGACCGAGAAGCGCGCCGTCGTCTTGATCTTCAGGTTCTCCGTGTCGAACTCGTTGTCACGGGTGATCTGAGCGTTACGGCGACGGTAGAACGTGGCGCCAGCCTTCGTGTTGGTCATGATGAACCAAGCGTCGGGATCCGTCAGGAACGGATTGACGATCAGGTCGAGCTGACCAGCCATCGGGTTGATGTCGTTGTCGGCAGACCCAACGGCGAACTTCGTCCCCAGGATCTTCTCGGCCACGAAGCGATTGGTGGGAGCCACCAGCAGCTTCTCAGGCATGAGGTTGATCTTGAGGCCGCTGTCGTCGTTCCAGGCCATGATATCGATGTAGGCCTGTTCCAGAGACGCCTGCGTAAGATCGGAGGCGACTGCGGGCTGGTTGCTCTGCGTACCACCGCGCACGTTGGGGTGCGAAGCGTTGAAGAACGACACGCCATCGGCGCCGAGCATGCTGGACGAGAAGCCGAGGTTGAAGACGGAGGCAGAAACGGTCTCCTCAGTCTGGCGCATCGACTCCGCAAGCATCCGCGGAACGTTGTTGATGACGTTATACTGCTCATCCTCCATCAGCTCCTGAGTGATGATCGTCCCGAGACCGTAGGTCAGGTTGACGTATTCACGCTGGTAGCCCTGGAGCATGTCCACGTAAGGAACCGAGGCCGATTCCGTCTTCTGGCCAACGAGGCCAAAACCGGTGATGCCTTGTTCTTTTTCGAACGCCTTCGTGCTGCGGCGCAGGATCATCATCCGGCTCCACAGCGGCGGGTAGCGTCGATACGTGTCGGCCCAGATCGTGCTGATACCAGGCCAAAGCAGTTCGGGGAAATTGGAAGTGCCTGTGGTCATGTGGCGTCCTCCCTATCAGGTCGAGGTCAGGGAGTGGAGGGCGATACGGACCTCAAGGTCGATGTCCGTGTTGCCCCAGGCGGCATTGCTCGCAAAGCTGCCAAGCCCGCGCGATTCGGTCGGAGACACGCCGACGACCTGGAAGGTCTTGACGGACGTATCGGCCGAGGCGGCGCGAAGCTGCATGATCGACGTACCGGCAGCGGTATTGCCGCCGTTGGTCGCCGCAGTCAGCGAAACGTACTGCCCAATCAGCGATTCAGCCGCAGATCCATCGACCTGGCAGATGAACGTGATGTTGACGTTGTCGTAGACCGCCGCCCAGCCGCTCGTCGACGAGGGCAGGAACGGGCCGCGCGAAGGCTGCGAGAAGGTCAGCGGGCGGCCGTTGTCATCGAACATCTGCGCGACAACACCCAAGCAACGGGTATTGGCGGCAGCGTTGCCCGAAACACGGACGACACCGAGGCCACTGGGGTTGAAGCGAACCGGGTCGCCGATGAACAAGCCCTGGGTGTTGCCGGTAGCCGTCACGCGATACATGCGCGTCGGCAGGTCACCACCCGCGGCATTGTTCCGAACGGGGGCGAACCCGAACGGTGCATTGCTCATGGTTGTGTCTCCTGAAGGTTAATCAATCTTGATCTCGCCATCGACAAGCGCACCAGTCTTGGCACGAATGTCGTTCTTGGCCCTCGCCGTGAGACCGGACAGTTGCTGCTGCGAGACCTCGCGGTAGTAGGACTCCCGCTCTCGCGCCATCTCTTCCGGCATCTTCATGAGAACCATATCCCTATACTCCAGCACACCGGCAGGAGCGCCCGCACCGCTGTCCACTCCGTTGGGACGGTCGTGAACGGCATCGTGCCGACTTGCGGCTTCCCACCCTTCGGCACGCTTTTTCAGCATGTTTGCGGGGTCGGTATGAACCCAGCGCAACCGCGACGCAGGGTCCTTGCTCCTGATGGCGAGAGGTGCCGCCGGGGTCCACGACCGGTTCCCCTTCTTGACGGGCTTCATCCTGCCACGAGCGCGAGGCTCGATCTCACCGTCCAGGATCTCATTGTCACTCATATCAGTCCTCCACCGAAACAGCCCTGGTCAGGGCCTGCTTCTGCTTAAGGTATAGGGCATGCGCGTCCTTGGCCGACTTGGCCATAGCCCCGCGACCACCCATGAACATCATCTCGGCAACCGCTCGCTCCTGGGCACTCAGTCCCGATCGCTCCTGGGCAGGGGGCCGAGAACTGCGCGGCGCCGAGAAAGCGCGACGAACCGGATTGCGCGGGGCATCATCCTCATCGTCAGGCTCCATCAGTTTTGCCATTCGACGATCGACTTCGGCCAGGATCTCCCGAATCGAGGCATCCGCCATATCGGCAGAACCGGCGACTCGGCGGATCATGTCCTGGGTAGTCGCAAACTCTGGGTGATCGGGCCGCGCCCACGGACGGACAGGTTCTTCATCGTCACCAACCTGCTCCTGCCATGTCTTCAACACCTTCATCTCGGTGTCCGAAATGGCCGGAGCCTGCGGTGCGGGAGCTGGAGAAGCTTTCGTCTCCTGCTTGATCTCCAGGAGGCGTTCGTTGACGTTGATGAAAGCTTCCGTGTCGCCGGTAGCCAGAGCCTCGCGGGCACTCTGTTTGAGTTGCTTGAGTTCCGCCTGGGTCTTCTCGTCCTTCATCCCGGCGTACATCGTCTCAAGTGCCTGCTGGAGCTTTTTGTTCTGCTCCGCGAGAAGATTGACCTGGCGCTCCGCCCGGCTGGCTTTCTCGTTGGCTTCCTTGGTGTGGCGATAGAGCCGGTTGAAGCGAGCCTTCAGCTTCGCGTCTTCGATCTCAACGAACTCGGCCCCGTCCTCTTCCCGCGGCTCAGGTTTTGCCTCTGCCTTGGGTTCTGGAGGCTTGGCCTCCGGCTTGGGCTGCGGAGCGGGGGCCGCCCCGACTTCATCGTCGGAAACCTCAATCGTATTTGCCGTGGTCATGCTGCCTCCTCGATGATGCCGATGACGTCCTCTTCCTGCATGACGAACAGCCCAGGCTCAAACGCAACGGGCTTTGCCGCCCATTTGCCGAACAGGACACGGTCGCCAGCCTTCAGGGATTCGCAGGTTTCGCCAACGGAGACGATCACGCCTTCGTCGGGAATCTGCTTGTCTTCAACGGCTTCGGGGACTTTGAACCCCATCTTCGCAAGGCCTGTATATTTTGAAGCAACGGTCGATTGAAGGGTTTCCGCACGGACGACCACCCGCGCGAAAAGCGGTTTCAGCTTCCTCATGTTCTCCTCTTGCGCTCATGCGCTGAGAGGAAAATACAACCTTGATGGGAATATGTAAGAGGGGGTCGGGAAGACGGGGGAGGAGTCCGCTTCCCGACGATCAAACCCGATTTCTCGGTGTATGATCCAAGCGGATCAGCAACCGCGCTTGCCCTTTTTCTTCATCTTCATGTCAATCACCCCCTCACAAGGTTCCTCGAATAGCCTCATAGGCCTGACTTGGCGTAGAGGCCTGCCTGCCGAATGCCGTGCCGAGATACTGCTGCTCAACTGGTAGCAGGTACGCAGCCTCGTTCAATCCACCTTCAGGCCTGACAAGTTCCTGGGCCAACAGAGAAGCGTAATACTTCCTGGCCGGTTCGCCACGGAATGCCGAATTGGCCCCCTGGGTTCCAAGCGTGCCGATCGCCGCCCGCTGCTGGAGATTGGTCATGCCGGGTCCAAGTAACTGGGATAGTTCGCCAGGGATCGCGCCAACAGAGGGACGCAGGTAGGACGGAGTCGGCATCCCGAGAGCTGAAGCCAGGACATCGCCGCCTACGCCGCCTTCCGGGCCAATTGATGCCTGAAACTCTCCCGTGGATGGCGTCCCACCAAAGGCCCGAGCCTCGCCGCCGTAGTATCGATCGTTGATGCCCTGCATGAGTGATGCAAGCGCGCCAAGCCCAAATCCGCCAAGGGCGCCAGCAAGTGTCGGACCTGCGGTCTGAGGGTTTTCAAGGCGGCCGACAAAGTCAAATGCAGACGGAGTCGATGCCGTAACCCCGCCGCCTTCCTGCGTGCCCCCTGTCGTATCCGCTCCAGGGTCGCTACCCAAGCCAGTGCCGGGGTCGAACGCATACTCGCGCATGCCGGTCTTTGGGTTCATGTTCCCAGAGCCACCCATCGCCTTGAGGATTGCCTTTTCGCGCGGGTTCACATGGGCAAGTTCCGTGTCTCCACGGCGCCCGTGCCTGCGGACGACCTCAAGGGCTTCAGCGAGTTTCATGGGGTTCCGCATGTCACACCAATAGGTTTGGGTCCTGGAAGACTCGGCCGAGATGCTGAAGGCACATGTCGAAGCCCTGGGCGCGGCCAAGGCTCAGAAGGTCATTGGCCCCTCGGTATCGGTGAACCGGGTCTTCCTTCTTGAGCGCCTTCAAAAACCCTTGGGTGACGGGATGCCGCTTCCACATCTCGATTTCATCGGGATCAAGTTTCACTTCTTCCTCGCTGCCCGCATGTTGTCCACGAGATTGGGGTAGGGCCGACCAGCCGCCTTTGCCGAGGCCTTGGCAGATGCCTTTTGGCCGGAAGACAGCTTCTTCGGCTTGCCAAGGGATTTGGGCCGGGCGCGGTCCCAGATTGGTTTCTTCATGTCAGCACTTCCAAGCTCTAAGAGCCTTATTAATCCGCGAATTGGGATCATTGGCAGTTTTCGCTGATGTAAGTTTCTTCTTCATCCCACCCATCCGGGCACAGAATGATTTCTTGCGTGGCCCACCTTCTGGTTGGGGCGGCTTCAAGGTGCCGCCGGTCGCCGCCTTGTAACTGGCGCGACCTTTGGCGTTGAGACCTCCCTTCGGGTTTTGGCCTTCTTTGCGCTGCCAAGCTGGCGTCTTCGGCATGACTTGCTCCTCTACCGATCAATCTAAAGCAGGGCGCGTCTTGTGTATCGCCCCTATGATCAAACGATGCCAAGGGCGACCAGAACCGCAATCTCTTCGTCCAGATCCTCTGCCTTGACAATGAACCGCTTGGGCATTGAGGAATTGACCTCCTCAATAAGTTTCTGGGCTTCGGCGGATTTTGGCGGTTGAGGTGGCGGCCCTTGGATGATTTCAACTGGCTCAGGCGGCTCGTCCAGGCGGCGCAGGATCTTGCGGATCTTGCGAACATCGCGCTTGCCCAGGCCTTGGGACAGCATCTCTGCCAGGCGATCGCCACGAACGCCCTCGGCCGGTCCGATCTCCCGGTCATTGACCACAACAACAGGCGGCTCATTCCTGCCTGCCCGCAAATAAACCCCTGGGCTGACCTGCCGAATGAACGATCCAGGACGCCGCTGATACGACGCCCATCGAGCAAACTTGGTCGGGACCGATGCCGCACCGCCAACTGCCTTGCCCTGAGCAGATACGGTGGAAGACCCGCTAGCCGATGCCGTAGCGCTGGCAACCCCAATGAATGAGCCTTGCGCGTCAACCTGGGAGCTTCCCTGAGCAAGTGCTTCAGCGGCAGCGATACTTGCGCCCTGGGCGGCGACTGTGGATGTGCCAGAAGCACTCGCTGTTGCCGACTGTATATTTTCAGCCGCCTCACCCTGAGCGCTGACTGTTGATGTCCCAGACGCAGAAGCAGTTGAAGAGTTAAATGCGGCGCCCTGGGCGTCTACGGAGCAAGTTCCAGTAGAAATAGCAGTAGATGAAAATAAACTAGCCCCAACTGCCGATACGGTTGAGCTGCCGCTGGCAGATGCAACAGCAGATGAAACTCCACCGCCCGCCCCAAGAAGTCCACCGAATAATAACGTTAACCCTTGAAGCTCAGACATGGCTCATTGCTCTGCAATTTGACACTTAATTGATTCGATCAATTCTGCACACAAAGAGCCAAAAATATCAGGTTATAATTTTTTTGAGTTTGTCGATGGTGGTTTTGACTTCGATGATCTGGTCCTCAAGTTGCATCACACCGTCGAGATCGCCCACGGCTTCAGAGTTACGCCTAGCCAGGGCCAGCTGGTCTAGGCGCTTCTCTGCCATCGAAAGAAGATATTCGATGGTCATCATGATCAGATCGGGACTTCTTCCCAGGTCAGGCGGCCAACAGCACTGAAGACCGTAGACGAGGTGGTGTTGAGGAGGGCCAGGACGCCGCCGGGCGGAACGATGATGCTGCCGTCCAGATCCTCACGGCCCGAATAGGAGGGCAGAAGGGCAGTGCTGCCCAGCGTCGTGTAGGTCAGGCCGGAGGGGCTGGGAAGCTGCGAACCGGCAGCAACCACAAGGTTGTTGGTGAGGCCCGTCAGCGCGGTAGCACCAGCAAAGCCCTTCACCTGAGAACCGGTGGCAATCAGGGTCTTGGAGTTGTAGGGCGTAAGGCCGGTCGAGATGGCACCATTGCCGGTGGAAACTGCCCACACGAAGGCACCGGGACCGGCGCCCGAAATCAGGTTGTTGCTGAAACAATTCAGCATTGCCTGAAGCACCACGGCGTTGACGGTGCTGGACGACGGATTGTAGATGCCGAGGATTGGCGTCGTCGTGGCAGTCAGCGTGATGGTGTTCGCAGACAGCGCCTGCACCGCCGTGTGGCCGGTGAAGTAGACGTTGTTTCGATAGTTCTGCTCGTAGTAGCGACCGTGCAACTCCGAAACAATGATGTCACCCTGGCGACCCTGACGCACGGGCGGGTTGACACCGTCACCGAAGTTGACCGGACCGGTGGTTCCTTGAACAAGCATAGCTAGGCTCCTTTACTGATTGAAGAGAGTGGGATCATCTCGGAAGTTTTGGCCGTCATCCGGCATCACCGAGTTGATGCCTAGCCAGTAGGGAAGATCCGTGATCTTCGCATTCAGCAATTTCAATTCGCGCACCACGTTATTGAGGGCATCGATGATGCCTTCCTCGGCAGGCGCGGTGGCGTCGGGCAGCGTTGCAGCCAAGCGGCCGCGAACATCGCCAGTGGCGCGCTGCACCTTGCCTTCAAGGTCAGTGATGCCCATCAACTCAGGGGCAAAGGCGGCATTGGTGGCGCCGATCAGCGAAGTGCCCGCCGCGAGGGGGCCGACGACGCGGGTGTTGCCGCTGGTGTCTGTCAAGATGCGTCGGACGTTGGTGCCATCGCTGCCAGACATCTGGACGGGGTTGTTGGTGCTATGCGCGGCGCCGGGGGCCGTGGGGCCAAATGCGTTGACGCCAAGCTGGGCAGAAGCATTGCTAACGCCAGTACCGGCAATTTGGGTCAGGTTGATCTGAGCGTTATAAGGTATTGTGCCAAATGTTAGAGGATTTCTCCGCAGATAAACATTCCAGGTAAAGGTAGTTGTTGAGGCATTAACGCCACAGGTAAATCTTAGATACCTACCGATGACCGGGATTGAGTATATTCCATTTGTGGTAATTATGTTTGTTGCCGTAGCATATTGCTGCACGCCCGTACCAGTATGGTTAAACGCAATTGCTTTTACCCAATTTACAGAGTTCATGCTCCACTCTATTTCAACTGGAGCAGAGCTAGATCCGGTAATTTGCTGAGCAATTACGCTTTGATACCCATCGCAGTCTATTAAAGCAAAAGTACCCGTCTCCCCAGTGTTAAATCTTGCGACGATAGGAATTACGGTTGTTTCGGTTGACGAAAGAAATGCACCATTTTTGTCTACAATCGCTTGCCGCTGAGCGCCCGTGGCGTCGCGACCGGCAATCGGCATCGGCGTCGCCGTGTCGATTGGCAGCGGATACGACGGATGCAGGCCGACCATCTGCACGGGTTCGTCGCCCAGCAGCGCGGCGTTGGGGGCGTTGAGCGTCTCAGCAGACTGCTCGTTGACCTGCGTCGCGTCAACTTGCAGTGAGCCATTGCTGCTGATGATGGCTTCCGGCCCCTGATCAAAACGGACGGGTATCGGATTGGTAGAAGAGACATCTCCATCAGAAACGCCATCTGCCCCAAGTGTCAATTTAATGCGTTGATGCAGTACGCCGCCGATATCGTCGGCAGCGGCTGTCGCACCAGATCCTGGGGTAATTGCTACATTGTCGGCCACTTAGTCCTCCGTGATGATCGTGCCGCTCAAGATGCGGGGCGTCACACCATTGCTGACCGCGATGTTTGGAGTCAGGGTGCCGCTATAGAGGATCTTGCCAGTTCCAGCGGAATCAGTACCGACCGAGAAGAACGCAGCAGTCGTTGTCGCTCCGCCTGTGGAAGCCGCAAAATCAAGATTTGCCGCCAGGGCAACGGTGTTGGCCGATACGACAAATGCCGCAGACGTCCTGGCCACGCTCGCGCGAACGTAGGAGGTGTAGGAGATCTCTGACGTCGATTGGTTGCCAGACTCTCCGGGATCTGCCGTGTGCAGCGCAAAATAGAACGCGGTCGCAGCGGAGGTGGATGCGTTCTGCGCGATCGTCGCAATCGTCCCGCCGTTAAAAATCAACTTCAGCAGGTCGTTCTCAAAGACATCACCCTTGGACATTGCTATCTCCTTCGTGTCTGATCGTTACCTCGCGAGGTTGAGACACGATCTTAACTTCTTTCGGACCAGTTATGGCCGTGGTCATGACCTTCATCATCTCGGCCATTTGCTTGGCGCCGTTCTCAGATGACTGGGCAACAGCCTGCTGCTGTTCGCGGCTTGCCTGTGTCCTGGCGGCCTCTGCCTCGCGCTTGACCTCGGCATCCATCATGATCTTTTCGCGATCGATCTGGGCCTGGATCTGCAACTTCATAGTTGCCAGCTCGCGCTCAAGATTCATCTTCTCCTGGGCGACCGCGCGCTCATTGGCCAGACGCATTTCCTGGATCATGCGCTCAGACTCGATCCGCATCTGTTGCAACTGCTGATCCCCGGCAATCCTAGCCTGCTCGATCTGCGTCTGAACCTGCTGCTTCTGTTGCTCCAGCATCATCTCCTGCTGGGTACGCTGCTGCTCAAACTGAAGCTTTGCCGCCTCAACCTGGGCCTTCTGCTGTTCAGCCATAGCCTTTGGATCGGGCGGCGGAGGCGGCATTTCCTCAATGCTGCGCGGCAGCAAACCATCGATGCTGTCGATCTCCATCTCCTCAAGGAGACGGCGGGAGATCCGCAGCAAGGCGTCCTGGTTGTTGGCGATCAGAGGATTCTTCGTGGCAAACTCAAACAGGAACTGCGCCTTCTGTATTCTGGCCTGCTGGCTGGCTAGACGCGGATCTGCCACCGGCATGATCATCATGTCCTGGGCGAAGTCCTCGGCTGTGACCATTGCGGCTTGAGCGCCGTCAGGGGTCAGCGTCACAAATGCCTCATACCCACGGAAATACAGGCTGTTCAGGCGATAGATCTTGTTGAGTTCCTTCGACCAGGAATTGAGCAGGAACTCCTGAACCGATGTGAAGACCGTCAGCGCCTGGTCGATCAACTGGCTGACCGTGTTGGGCTGAAGGACCTTGGTCACATCCCCAGACACCGCATCCGTCGTGGCGCCGATTCGCTGCGCTCGTGCCTCAAGAGCCGTCATCGCCTGCATGACAGTCGGGGGCGGGGCGGGGAACGAAAGTGTCTTGATGCCCTTCTGGATGTCGTCCGTGCTGGCAGAAACCGCCTTCAACGATCCGAGTTCGATTTTCACCGGCCCCTTGTTGATGTTCAGGCTTTCGGAGATGAACCCGGACATGTTGCCAGCGATCGACAACGTCGTGGCGTCAATGAACTGCCGCAGCAACTTGTTGATGGCGATGTTCGTGTTGCCGAGAAGGAACCCCAACCCAAACCCGTAAAAGCCGTCAGGGTTCACCAGGAACCGGTAATGGGTGTATTCCTCAATCGGCATACGCCCGTTGGTTGGCCGCCCGGTGTTATCCACCTCGTACCGCACCTCGATCCGCAGAAGCTCCTCAGAGGTGATGTCAACCCAGACCTTGTAGGGTTCGGCAATGCCATCGCCATCAAGGTCGAGATCGCGATGCTGCTCGATGATCTGAGCGTAGTCGTCACTCTCGGCATTGACCTGGACGATGCCCGTATCCTGGTCGTTCTGGTCCTGGATCGGGGATCGGTACTGGCCAATTTGCATAGGATCGGGGGCCACGAGGAAGTAACCCTCGCTCGCCCGGATCCGGCCATCATTGAGGGCTATGTGGATCAGTTCCGTCTTCCGCGGCACCTCGTCAATGTTCACCGGGCCAGCAGAATAAGGAACAAACAGGTCCTCCGCACGCACGGGACGCACAACAATCCGGTTCATCACCGGGTCGAAATACGTCTTTGTGAAGTCGGAGCCGTGGACCGCGACGCGCAACAGCATCGCAGCCTTGTCCTCCTTGTAGGACTGCTCCTTCACAAACAGTGACCATTGAAGGTACTGGGCGACCCGCTTTGCCCTCTCCGCAGAGCCTTCAACCTGAGGCCCAACAGGGATGGCGGCAACAGGCATACGAGACGGGAAGAAAGCCTTGTACGCACGAGCCTGGAAGCTGTTGCAGGCTTCCGTGAGGATGCCAAGGCTCTCCGTGCTGCTTCCCTCCCAAGGGCGGTTTACCGGCGCGTCCTGCTGGTTGTAGACAGACACCCAGTCGGCGTGCATGGCATCCCATCCCTGCCGGGACAGGCGATCGGACTGAAAGTCTTCGAGGCAAAGCTGCGCGATCTCGCGGCGAGCTTCCTTGTCCAGCCCCTCGGCAACATTGACCAGGAACGCGGAAAGAATCGGCCGCTTCTTGCGCTTGATCTTGCTGCTATCGCCCCGGTATTTGCTCATCCGTACTGGTCCTCGAAGCTAGGCAAGTTTCCCTTGGTGTTCTGCCAAAGCCACGCGACCATGCCAGGCCCGTGCGCGTCCCAATGGATCCAAGGGCATTCGTTCAGGAACCGGCTGAAATCCTGCGCCTGACAGAGAATGTCGCGATCGGTCCAGAACTGTTTTTTGGCCTGGCCCGCGCCGACTTCCATCAGGAAGTATTTCTCCGTGCCGTCCTGATGCCTCGCGTTCTTGTCGATCTTGGAGTCGTCAAGATGGCAAGAATCAAAGGCATAAAGCCCGATTGAACTGAATCCAAGGAACTGCCAAGCCAGGATCATAGCACGCCCGGCAGACGAAGATCCTCCCCCCATGAGGAACTTCTTGTGGCCATCCGGCAAGACGGAGACCTCATCGGCACCGACAGCCGCATGCCATCCGACCACCCTGCCTCCGGTATCCAGCAGGCGCTTGACGGTCGAGGGGTCAACCATCGACGCGCAGAAGTAGATCACCCCCGGATGGGCCGCCGGAAGAAGATCGGCCCGCGGCTCTCCATGCGTCGAAATACCCTCGTGCGGGCGCGGATCCAGCAGGACGCAGGCATGGGGAGTAATCCCGGCATCTGTGAGTTTGCGGTGAGAGTGCTTGACGCAGAAGACAAAAGCCCCCTCGTCCATTTCCTTACGGATGCTTGCAATCGTCTCAGGCAGTTCTAGGCTAGGGCCAGCCGAGACAATGACCGCTCGCCTGCGATGAGGTTTGGTCGATTTGACCCATGTCTTCATCAGTTCAAGATTGGCCCTGATGTTGGCGCGGATCGTGTCATCAGCGACGCAGTTTTGCGTCTTGACCAGCATGTTTGTCTGGTAAGCGCCATTCGTAATGGCCAGGGCGTCTTTCTTTGAGATGACCTCAAGCTCACGGTGGCGGAAGACAGATAGATCGCCGGGAAACTTCATGGTCCGATCGACAGCAAGGTGGATGTAACCGCCACCCTTGGCCATCTCAATACTGTCGAAGGCAATCAGATCTGTTTTGACGTTGTTGATCCCAAACCTGGTCGTATCGACATGGGCGCCAGCGGCGTCCTGTGAGTACCAGCCCCGGTAGATGACTCGCTTGCCGTCCAGTTTAGCGACCATCTCCCGCAGCGCTTCAACCGGTTGCATGTCGCAATCCAGGACGAAGACACTGGCGTCGCTGTCGTGTATTTCGTCTCCAGGGCGGACGATCTTTGCCGTCTCCCCATCGATCAAACGGGCCAGGATCTCCGCATTGGTCATCTCAACCTTGCGGTTGCCCTTTTTGTGGATAAAGTATTCATTGAGAACGGACGCCTCAAAAGCATCCAGTCCATGCGGGCCAAGTCCTGCCGGGGCCAGGTCTTCCCATACCGAATCTGCAAACTTGGTATGCGCCACTAGCATGATCATGAACGCGTGGCTGTCGTGCAACTCCTGCAACTTGAGGATGTTGTCGCTTTCGTAGAGATTGACGTAACGCTCAAGGAAGTCTTTGCCCTTGCGGCGCAGATTGAACGACATGAACCCGCACTCTGGATGCGGAGCGCTATCGGCGCGAGACAGCAGGGCGCCGTCCTTGTCCTCAGGGCATATCTTGGCCAGCAAATCGTTTGTGATCGGCGCTCTCGTTTCAACGTCTCCATCGAGCCAAATCAGATAGTCATAGCCCTCCGCGTCCCGCAGACTTGCCTTTAGGGCAAAGACTTTGTGGCAGAACCGCAGCAGATCCTGCCGGTAATCGTACCCTGGCTTACTGGGATCCAATGCCCGGCTCGCATGACGGGTCTTGAATGCCTTGAACTGCTCATCAAGAGACAGGTGCCAGTCCGTGATGACAAGTTTCGTGCAATTCTGGGGCCAAAACCTATCAAACGTCTCAACCCAACGTCGGCCGTAGAGTTCGTAGCCGGTGTCTGACCAGCTTGTGACGACGAGTGCCTTCATGAATGCCTCCAGGTGAAGATCTGGTCCTTGTTCACCCGTGCTGCCGGGCGATACCCCAGATTGCTGAGATAGATCGTGGTGTCGGCGTCAGGCATCTCAACGATCAGGACCGGGTGATCCCGCCTAAGCGTCATCGCGGCCCCTTTCAAGATCGAAAACTCGCTGCCCTGGGTGTCGATCTTGATCAACTGCACATGCAGATAGTGGAAGTCGTCAATCGTGAAGACGCGAGTAGGTCCGTCATCGCCGGGGATAAAGCTCCTGGCGCCAGAGTTATGATCAGCATCGATGTTGACGTAACCCCAGCCCTGCTTCTCTCCGACCGCGGCGTGGATTGGGCGGATCCAGGGCATCTGCTTCACGTTCTCGACCAGGCAGGCGTAGTTGTCAGGATCCGGCTCAAAGGCCAGAACCTCGGCAAACTGCGACATCCTCCGTGTAAAGATGCCGACATGCGCTCCAGCGTCGATTGCCACGCCATCCATTTTCGGGACAAACGTCATCGCCAGGTCAAAGATCGGACGCTGGTAGTTCCTCACACCCCCAAAGAAGTGCTTGTCGCTCGCAGGCATGACAATGCCATCACGAATTTCCTGCCTCACTCAAACCTCCCGCGGACTTTCATCATGTGATCGTACTCAGCCATCCACCAGCCCGAGAACGCGCAGTCACGCATGTGATCGAACCATGGACCGCCATCAGTGAAGTGCATCAGGCGCGGTTTGATCTTCCGGGACGTATGGCCAACCAGGAAGTTCCAACCGAGATCGAGGTCACCGATCTCCCTGTCCTTCAACCACTGGAACCGATGAAGGAACGAGCCAGGCTGCGTATTGACGACCTCTGGCGTGAGCTTCTGGTTTGATGGATGTCCGCAGTTCCAGAGAATCACCGAGGACCAGTTCTTCCGCGGATAGGCCTTCTGGATCTGGTTGTCCATCTTTCGCGAACTGGTTGGCTGGTGATCGACCTTGGCTACCATCACTGCGTAGTCGTCGTTCCTGGCGGCGGCAAGCTTGCCGATGTCGTCAACCCAAAGTACGTCGCAGTCGGTAAAAAGCGCCCAGCCCTTGTAGTTCTGCAACGCCGGGACGAGGAATCGAGTGAACGCAAACTCAGTACTGAACGGCTGCCCATCGAGGGCATCAAACATGTTGCCGCTTTCATTGACCTCCCAGCGGCGAGAGAAAAGCCCCTGATCCCTTAGGTTTTTGTGCTTCAAAGCCTGCACATAGAGCGGAATAGTCGATTTCCGTTGGGCGGAAAACATGGCGACGTCATAGGCATCCTTCTCCCTGGCGTCGAACCCTATCCAATAGGGGAATGGATCAGTCTCCATCGAACACGATCTCCAGCTTGGCCGGGTACTTCGGCAGCATGAGGGGAAGTGCGTCGAACATGCCGTACCACCAATCCGGTGACTGAACTGTCAGATGGGCGTTTCTCCCATCGGGCAAGGTCTTCTTGGCCTTGCGGGTGGAGATGGCAAAGAACGCAAACTTGTCGGCCCTTATCACAGCCTCAAAAATTGCGGCCATGATCTCCGTGCCCTCAAGATGCTCTAGAACATCGCAGCAGATCACGCCATCAAATGGCCGCATCGGATGAGGCAGCTTGTCGATTCCGAGAACCGCAGGATCGTACAGGACGGGCTTTGCCACACCCCACTCCTCGTGAAGCTTCTGCTCGTCGTACTGCATTCCCTTCCCGCTGCCAAAGTCGAGAAGCGTTTTTGCGCCATGCTTGTCGATTAGAGCCTTGATTGCGGGCGACCACTTCGCCGTGCTGTGGCCGGGAAAGTATCCCGATTCGTGCATCTGCCTGTAGAGATCAATGTTTTTCATGACAATTTCTCCCCAATAACCCACATGTCCAAGCCCTTGCGCGTGAATTTGGCGTCATGAGACGCTTCACGAATGAAGAACCCGGCAGCATTCATCTCCTTGATAAACTCGCTGACCGTCCAGAGGTACTGGTGAGGCACTCCACCAAACCACTGCTCGCCATACAAAGCCCACTTGCCGATGTTGACCAGTCCGTCCTTGGTCTCAATCGAAGGGGCCAGAGATCCCTTTTCATAGAAGGCAATCGCGCGATCGAGATCAGGCATCTCAACAGCGAGTAGGCCTTGGGGCCTGAGTTTTGCATACCAGAGCGGCAACAGGTTCACCGTCAGCCACCGCGGCATGGTCTGGATCGTGCCCACGCAGAGGATCTGGTCGATAGTTCCATCCCTGGCATCCAGGACGTCCTGGTAGTTCTCAATCAACATCCAGCCATACATTGGCTCTCCGCCCATCTTGAGGCGGATGACATCTATGCCCTGTTCCTTGGCCCGGTCATTGATGTTCATCTGACCAGCCTCTCACACGTAGACCACTTCATGTAGACCCGCGGCTCGTTCTCGGGCTTGAATGGCTCTGGATCTATCCTGACGACCAAAATATCGGCGCGTCCAAGCCACCGCTCGCCAGTTGCCCAGGCATCCTTCTTACGTTGCTTTGCCTCCACCAGAACCCGATTTCCGTCCTTCAGGACAGCCTCGACGTCGTGGGGGAAGGCATCAAACGCACCAGACCCAGGTTGTCTGCGGGCAAGCAAGCCCAGCGACTCAAACTGTTTGACGATCCATTGCTCCAGGCGCCGACCCTTGGCTTTGGCAGACTTTGCCTTGATCATGCCGCACCTCGATCGGTCTGGATCTCGCCATTGTCGATCATGTGCCACCAGGCAACGCCTTCTTTCATCTCATCCACGGTGAAGTTCCTGCCAGCAAGGTAGGCAAGTGAGTTCAGGCGGGAATTGTCGTCGCCAAGCCAGTAATGCCCCTTGCCCGGCAAGAAGTTCTTGTTGCCAGCAATGCAGAACGGAATGCCACGCTGAAGGCACTCAACCGAAATCGTACTGTTGAAGCTCGCAAAGGCGCCAAGGTTCTCATAGAAGTCCGCGCCCTTTGGACCTTTCTCGACCACCTTAAACTCAAGATCCGGCCACATCTTCGTCGTCTGGTAGCGCCAGATGTCATCGAAGTTGTCGGGCAGGTTGGCGAACTTACGCATGAAATGACTTGGCGGCTGGTACGCCAGGATCTGGCCTTTCTGCGGTTCTTTGAACGGTTCCGTACGCAAGACGCCCCTATCCATGAACATGTCCCGCCGCTGGGTGTCTCGTGTCGTCGGTGGACGGTAAGTGTTGCTCTGGCATTCGCGAGAGAACCGGTAGAACCCATCCCACACATTCAGGCCGGACGAGCGGTTGAACATGCCGTGATCGACATGGATCCAGGCCTTCCCCTCATCCCTGCACCTCGATCGCAGGTCCTGGGCATACAAGATCCCGTAGTGCATGTTGTTTTGGCCAAGGTCATCTCCGTGCCTGGCCTGGACCGCCCCAAAGAACTGCCTGGCGAGAAACTCGCCCTCAGGGTGCGGAGCGCGCCAAGGGCTGAAGAACTTTAACGTGTCCATAATCACCTCCTGAAAGTATAGCTTTCGTACCTCAATCCGCCCATGAGCCTGGCCCAGGCCTCTTCGGCCTGATTCAGATCCTGTGGCATTTCTTCTCCGTTTGGATCGTACTCGTACACGATGATGATCGATCCATTGCCCGACTTAAGCTGATTGACCGCATGTACGACATTTAGCGACCGAAGCCTGGCTACCGCATTGCGGGCGACTTCGGGCGGGAGGGCAAGAGCATGCTCTATATCCCTCGTCATGAATGGCTTCTTGTGCGTTGCAAGCCATTGCTCAACAAGTCTAGAAACGTTCATCGTCCCCTCCGAGACCTGACCGCATAAGGATCGCGCGCCGCTCCTCCGTGCTGACCGGCGAGTTCGCGCATCTCTTCATTATACCGGTCTTGTTCCGTTGTCACGCGCAGAAACTGGGACAGACAGAGCGTGGACTCATCGTAAACATGATCCTCTTGCGTTCTCGTGGCGGGTCCCTTTTCAGGCTCCATCGTATCCAACACAAGCCCTGGAACCGTGCGCCAGAAATGCCTGCAATTTGACGTAACGTAAAACATTGGCACTGTTTTCCCGTCGTCTGACCTGTCGCCAATCAGGCGATTCACTATTTCCGTGTAATTGGCTTTCCGATCCCTGCGGCCCTGCCTGAGAACGACGCGCCCATTGCTTGCAATCCGCATATTTTGCTGCGGGCTTGGCCCGTCCTGGCTGGCCCACATCTGCGGGTCGGCAATCCGCATGTCGATCGGAGGAAGATCCATCTCCTGCTCCAGCTTAAGGATCTCCCTGGCGACTTCGCCTGACGACATCCGGCATCCAATGTCAGCCTCGCCAGACCAGCCATACCACTCCGCAAACCTGACAACCGCTCCCTTGGGCAGATGTACCTCAGGGAACCCATCCTTCTCCGCCAGCACCGCCCCTTCAGAGATCGTGTACCAGCCTATTGAGAACGGCTTGGCGGTTCCCCAGTCCATAGCCATGATGTGGGTCCAGTGCCGCGGTGGCTTGAATGGCCGTACCATATGCCGCCCGCGTTCGAGCATGGACAAGGCTGCTCCAGCCACCACATCCCAGTCGCCGTCCCGGAGTGCCTTGGCCCGTTCGGCCGACAAGGCGGTGAAGGTTCCCTCATAGTTCTCAACATCCAGGTAAGGGTTATCGTCCATCCGCGCGGGGATGTAGACGCTTGTCCAGCCTTTGCTGCGTTTTGTAGCAGTCGTCCGGTCGTGGAACATGTGCATCGGCGGCGCCTGCTCGATGAACACCTCCCGCAAGAAGTTATGCGCCGGGCCGCCAGGGTTCGAGCCAATCACAATCCGCGGAAACATGTCAGGCTGCGTTGGCTCCCACCGCCCAAGCCGCACACGAGTCCTCAGAAACTTGAGCTGATCCGGCAGAAACAGCGCGCCCTCATCGATCCCAAGCCAGTGCATCTCCGCGCCCTGGTATTTGAAGATGTCCGCCTGGTCCTCGGCAAAGCAAAACTGAAGGAAACTATCGTTGTAGAACGTCAGCTTCCGATCAGTCTCCTTCCAGGTCGCAACCTCTTGCGGAATCGCCATCTGCTGGATCGGGATCAGATGGTTGTCCTTCAACTCAGGATACGTTCGCCGGAAAAGATACGCCTGCAAGCCAGGGTTCTCCAGGCAAGCAATCAAACCATCCATCCGCAAGGCATGGCTCTTCCCGCCCCCAGCAGCCCCGCCATACATCACCTGTCTGGCGCGAACTGCATGCAAAACGGCCTGCTTATCGTTTGGCTGGTAGTTGAGAGACCACTTTGGCATCCAAAGGCTCCGGCGTCACATCAATCACACCATTGTCCCGAGCAATCTGCTGGTCACGGCTCACATTGATCTCGATCACCAGCTTCTCAGGGACAGACTCCTGCCGGAAAACCTCTTTCCCGACATTCCGCTCCAGCATCCACGCCGCGGCACGCCAGTCCTCAGACCGCATGATCTTCTCCGCCAGCGGCTTTGCACTCATCGCACGCGCTCGACTAAACAGCGCGTCAACCTTCGGATACCGCCGCCTCCACCCAGTCACAGTCTCCGGCGCAAGCCCGGAAGCCTCGCACGCCAGGCTAAACGGAACCCCGCGCGCCATGGCATCCAAAGCCTCAGCAGCCTCCGCCAAAGGAAAACCATCCCCAGCCTCACTCTGACACAACCCATCAACCCACATCTCAACACTCGTATACCCAGCCCAATCAACACCCTCAACCACAGGAACTCCCATCCTCCGCTTCACAACAGCCTCCCTCTTGCAAACATCCCACCCCTCACTCCTCAACCCCAACTCCCGCCCATCAATACACCACCGATGCCGTAACCACCACTCAGCCGCTCCAGCCTCCCAACACCGCCGAATCATCCCCCAGTCAACATACGCCCCAACCGCCCACCCACTCGGCAATGGCTCACGGGTTTGGTCAAATTTGATTTTTTTTGTAGGGAACAAGGCCCCTCCTATCGGTGAACGTGGGGACATACACGTAGCGCTCGCAGCTCAGATTTGGAAACCCCAAGCCGGGGGGGGTCTGTCTCCGGCCGCTTCTCGACCCGCCGGGGAGGGGGGTCGGCCGATCGGTCTAGGCCGGGCAGGCTCCGGGCAGGCGCGGGCAGGGGAGGCGCGGCCGGGCAGGGCAGGGCAGCTGGAGGGTAGGCGTCGCGGGCAGGCGCGGTCAGGGCAGGCGCGGCGGGCAGGTCGGACCTGGTGTTATAGTATAACATTTCATGCGAGCGGAGTAGAGTGACCACTTGGCTTGTGTTCGGCGCGCGCGTACCGCGTGGCGACTCGGCCTGGGACCGTGGGCGGACGGCCGGGCAGTGTCTGTCTCCCCCGTCGTGTATGGTCCTCTTACATAGGTGGATAGGTGTAAGCAATGCGGGGAGTTCTTTCTCTTCGGCCTCGATCGGCCGGACTCGATCCGCATCTTTCAAGCTCTAAAAATCCAGCCTTAAGATTTTCTTTAATCCGCTTCAAGAAAAACTAACGACGCATGGTTCGGCGCCTAGCGTTTTCCTCTTTACTAGCTTGCGCCGCGCAAGTATAAAGGACGCCTTCGCAACCGATGAGGTATCCCATGAAATTTCTCGCCCTCTTCGCCGTCGCCGTGCAGGCGGGACTACTGTACCGCATCGCGCCAAGCGCCATCGAAGCGCTCCGCCTGATGCCCGCCACGCCTGATGCCCTGTCCATCGGCGCCGCTATCGTCGCCCTCTATGTGTGCGGCGCCTATTTCGGCGCGGCCGTCCTCTACGCCGTGTGGAGGCGCTGATGATTTTTCTTCCATTCCTGCCGGACGCGCATCCCGCCTTTCCTATCGCCAGCCTGCCCGAGATTCCGAATCACTGGCGCGATTCATCAAACTGGCATGATGCCTGCCCGTCGTTTCTGGTCGCGACCGCTGATGACGGCGATGATGCGATTGTCGTCTTCATAGAGTATCCCGAGATTGCGGATTGCGATCCGCCGGAACAGGATAACGGTCGTTATTCCGTCCATCGTCTCGGCGTAGAGGGCGAGGCGGGTATCGCTTATCACGGTGATGACTGGGACGTTGCGGTCGCGACCGCAAACGGTCTAGCCGCTTTCATCAATCTCGCCGAATACCGCGACGTCTCGTGGCCTTTCTGCGACAATTTTGGCAATCCGATGACGGCCGATGAAATGATGGTCAGCGACGGAATCGACGCCGAAGCTGATAGAAGCCGCGCATAAACAGGAGATGACCATGTACTTAACGGCCGAACAAATTGCACGCGCGGCGGAAGATTATTTTGGGCGCGAGAATCGAGCGCGGATTAACGCGGCGTATCGTAAACAAGACGATAGCCATTTATGGCCCGTGTGCGGACGGTTTAACGTCACTGAACGCGCGATAAGGCGCATCCGCAAGTTAGAGCGTGACGGCGCGGTCATAGGCGACGGCCTTGAATACGCCTACACGCTCGAAAACATCATGTCGGAGATAGTTAACTCCGCTCACTAAAATGAAAGGAAACGTTATGTTCAAGGTCGAGATAACAGACACTTTTTGTGGGCAAGCCAATTACGCTTGGGTCGAGCGCCACACACTGGACCTTCCGGCCGATGCCTCGGCTTACCGCGTGACCCGGGCGGTCAAGCGCCTTGCTCTCTTGAGCGGAATCCGTACCGCTACCTATGATGACGGTACGTGCATCGAGGTTAAGCCGATCGGACGCAATGCCCCGTGCGTCGTAGCGTTCGCATCTTGGGAGGATTGAAAGATGGATAAGGAAGCCTTTCTTTCGGCAATGCGCCGATTCGTCTCCCAGCGTTCCGGGATGGATCCGCGGAATTATTCCGACCGCCGCAGCTTCATGGTCGAATACCGTGAAATGCTGCGAGATGGTCGAGACGCGCGGATCATGCTGCGCGCGATCGAACGTTCGGGCATTTCAGCGGATGCAATCCGCGGATCGTTTAGCGCTTTTGGTGGCCGCCTGTCGCCGTCCCAATCCGGTCAGGCTCTAGACTACTGCGCCGGGCAGTATTGGGGTCTGGAGTATCGCCGCGCGGCGGCCGCAGTCTGCGCGCACGCGCTGTATCTACACTGGGGTCGCGGGCATCAGGCCCGACAAGAGGCCAAGCGTTCATTCGGAAAGCGCTTTGCGGATAGGTGGTTTCAATGATCCGCTTCGCGATCGAGTTTTTCGCCTTCATCCTGTTCGGGATGGCCCTGATTGGCGTCCTGATAGCGTTTACCTGAGGGGTAATGACATGAAAACCGACACGCCATCGCTGGCCATCGCCTACCGTCAATGGATGAACAAGACGTTCTATGTCGCTAATTTGCCCGGAGAGGGGGGAGTAGACTGGGGATGGGACGATCGAGCGTCGCACGCCAGAAAACTCTCGCCGTATTGGCAACGCCGCTTCGCCGCAGACATGCGGTATATCGGTGATCCGTACCGCATCATACCAGTCTAGATCTACCGTATCGCCCACTGCCCCCCGGCCTGAAAACCGGGGGGATTTTTTCGAGCTGATTCCAGGCGCGCGAGCTACGCGGCGCCGCACGCGACCAGGTCTATAGGTTGATCATGCGCCAGGTCCAGGCCGTTCGCCCCTCACATGCGCTCGCCCGCGCCTGCGCCGCTACGCGCACGCGGCCGAGGCCGATAGGGGACCAGGCGCACCGCCAAGCCGTCAAAGTCGCTTTATATCGGGTCTCGCGCCCGCGCCGCTGTCCGTAGGCCGCCGCGACAGATAGAGGGATCGGATGAGCGCCCGAAAGAAAAGAGCCCGACAGGACGGCAATCCTGCGGGCTCGGATTTCGGCGGCGAAGGACCCTCACAAGGACCTAAACCCCTCACGCCTAGGCCGGACTGTAAAGAACCGAAGAGGCCATGTCTACTCTTCGCTTTAATGATGTTCTCGCGCCCGCGCCGCTACCCGTACGTAACCGCGCGAAGAGGAGGATATTTCCCTATTGACTGTTGCGACCGTATCGGGCATTAGGGGCGTCGCAGCACCTGCGCTGCGCTAGGAGGAGCTTATGACGACCTGCATTGATGTCATGATGTACCAGGCCGCTCTCACGGAGCCGAGACCGATCGGGGTGAGATACACATGGACGGCCGAAGAGGCGACGTCGGGCCGGGCGGGACGATCCGCTGACCGTCTGACGCTGGCGATCGGGACCGCGTATGTAAACGCGCTGAGCGTCGTGATCGAGGAGTCCACCGCCGAGGCCCTTGCCTACGCGATCATCGGCGCCATTGCCGACCGTCGCCGAAACCTCGCCCTCTTGGCGCCCAAGGCAGAGGAGGTCCGGGCATGATGGATCCTAATCACCAAGCCGCTGAGGCGATCGTGCATCTCATCGCGGATCATTTCGGTGTGCCGGTTCAAGACATTCTCGGACCGCGGCGTAACCCGCCCCTTCCCTTGGCCCGCGCGATCGCCGCTGCGATCATGTACGACCTGCTGAGGGGAATGACGACAACCTCGATCGCCCACTACTTCAACGGTAGGACTCATAACTTCACACTGCGATCGGTCGAGATCTGCAAGAACACCGAGACCTATGCCCGCTTGCGTCAGCGGGCGCTCAACATGCCAGCGGTGGAGCGCCTGCCATGAGCGAACGTCGAGCTTGCCAAGGCGCCGGC